GGTGTATGGTGTACAGGCGCTGACTCATTAACAGAATTAGTTTCAGTGTTCAACTACTACGGTTACGCAGGTTACCTAGCTGAACTAGGCGGACGCATTCGTGCAACAAACGGTAACAGCTCATATGGTACATATGGTGTTATTGCTGAAGGTGTATCAAGTAAAGAAGTTCCATTGTATGGTACAGTTGATAACCGTGCGTATGCGGCAGTAGTTTCTAACACAGTAACAGACGGCACTACCGAAGTGTTGCGTTTAGAATTTGGAAATGCTGGACAGAACTATACTAACACTGTAGTTCAAGTTAACGGCGCTGGTTACAACGCAGCCGCAATTGGCGATGAATATCGTGACGCGGCAGTTACAGAAACACGCATTATCGACTTGAATGACGATAACGGCTACGGTGGTACTAACTATGTTACACAAGCTAACGCCGCTCAGTCAGGCGATATTCCAAGTATCACAATCGCAGCTACTGATACTGCATTGACAAATGCATATAACGGTATGCGTATTCAAATTACTGCTGGTACAGGTGTTGGCCAATATGCTAACATTCTAACATACGGCGGTGGTTCTAAGATTGCTCAAGTTTACAGAGACGGATTCGATCCATTAACAATTACTGGCTCAACAACAACCGTTTTACAAGTAGCAAGTACTTCTACATTGTATGTAGGCTTACCAGTTTACTTCCTTGCAACTACTGCTGGTATTTTAACTTCTAACACTGTTTATTATGTTGAGTCTATCCCAACTAGCACTACATTTACAGTTGAAGCAACAGAAGGCGGCGGTGCAGTAACTGGATTAACAGCAACAAGCGGACAAACTATCACTATGGTAGCCGCTGGATGGGATCATATTGTTCCTGGTAAAGCTATTGCAAACGCATTAGACTTAACTACAGCTTACATTATTGAGCCTCGTATTAGCTACACAGCTCCAGGGTATACTGCTACTGCAAGAACACTAAGTTCAACTGCTACATGGAAAGACATCTTATTTGCTGACAGCAAGTATGTTGCAATCGCTAACGGTTCAACAAATACTTCTTACTCTGCAGATGGCGTAACATGGGCAACTGCAGGCGCACTATCAGCTACTGATATGATTGATGTAGTTTATGGCGGCGGTGCTGGCGCAACTGCTACTGCGGTAGTTGGCGGCTTAGGCGGTCAAGGTGCAGTATTAGAAGCAGTATTTGGTGTTCCAAATACAACAGGTGCTGCAACTGAAGATCAAATTGCTAGTGTTACTATTGTTGACGGCGGTCAAGGTTATTCTACACCTCCAGTGATTGTGTTTACTCCGACAAGTGGTGGTACAGGTGCTAAAGCAACAGCAGTAGTACTAGACGGAAAGATTGTCGATGTTATTGTATCAATCCCAGGATCAGGTTACTTATCATTACCAACTGTTACTGCGGCAACTGACCGTGTTACTAAAATTATTGTTAACACAGCAGGTCGTGGATATACTTCAAACCCACAAGTTACAATTAGTGGTGGTGGTGGCTCTGGTGCTACTGCAACATCAACTAGAATTATTGCTAACTCAGGTGGCACACAGTTTGATGGTGTAGGCGAAATCTTACTATCCGACTCAAATGCAGTTATTGAAACTAACGCAAGTTACTTAGGATTCTCAGGTACAGGTTATACTTCAGTACCAACAGTGACTATTTTAGATACTGGCGCTAAGTATGTTGCTATGGCAGCAGGCGGCAACAACTGCTACACTACATCAGCTGGTATCCTTGCGGGTACAGCATGGACAGCTGGCACTGACTCAGGTAAAACTGACATTGCGGCATTGACATACGGTAACGGTATCTATGTAGCAGTTGGTGGTGCTAGCTCAGCGGTGTCAAGTGCAACTGCTACAGCATGGACTAGTAGAACAATTCCAACACTTGGATCTGGAACATATTCTAGTGTAACCCACGGTAACGGAACATTTATAGCGATTGCTACTGGTGGCACAAGTACTGCTATTAGTTCAAACGGTACATCATGGGTTAGCGGTGGTACACTACCTAACAGTGGTTCTAACACCTGGACTAGCATTGCCTATGGTAATGGACGATTTGTAGCAATTCAAGGTACATCAAGCCGCGCAGTAGCATACAGCTTAGATAAAGGTCTAACTTGGATTGCTGCCCCTGCAGGATTACCAGTAAGCACATCATGGACTAAGATTGCATATGGTCAAGGTTTATTTGTAGCAGTAGCAAGTGGTGGCGCAATTGCCGCAACTAGCCCAGACGGCGTAAACTGGACACAACGAGCACTTTCAAGTTCAAGTAACTGGACTTCAATTGCATTTGGTAACACTAACCGCAATCCACTATGGGTAACAGTATCTAATACTAGCGGTACAGCGGCATGCTCATTGAGAACTGGTGCTAAGGCATTAGGTCGTGTTAAAGTAGCAACTGGTAATGTTACAGAAATTCGAATGATTGAACCAGGTTCAAGCTATCCAAAAGGTACAGTATCTGCTACAACTACCTCAACAAATGTAATCACAGTAACAGACACTACTAACTTAGTAGACAGCCAACCGATCGAATTCACTGGCTGTGTTGATGGTGGACTATTAGAGAACACAACTTACTATGTAATTGGTTCTACAATCGTTACCGACACTAGTTTTAAAGTTAGCGTAGTTCAAGGTAGCTCAACACCAGCATCGTTAAGTACAACTACTGGCCTAACCGGTACATACCGTGCAGGCCCTATGGTAACAGTTACTGATCCAAACAAGGTTGTTGGAGTAGCGACTCGAGTTAGATTAGCTGACGGTGCTTTAGGTAACCCATCATTCAGCGATCGCGGTGCTGATAACACAACTGCTACAGCAGAAGTTAACGGTGACGGACGCAGTGATCTATACCAAGCAAGTACATTTATTAACATTGCTAACATGTACGAAGTACCTGAGCCAGGTGCAAACATTGAGTTTGCTAGCTTGCCAGGCGTATACTTCAAACTAGTTACTGTAACTAACAAGTTAGGTGTAAAAGGTGCTTATACTGCTACATTCCAGATTAACCCTGGACTAACAGTATTACAAGCTCCAAGTCACGGTGATTTAGTAACAACTAGAATTAAGTATTCACAAGTTCGTTTAACAGGTCATGACTTCTTGTACATTGGTACTGGAAACTACACTACAACGAACTACCCAGGAACTCCATTACAAGCTCCTGATACAGCGAAACAATCTCTGTACTCAGCAGGTGGTCGTGTGTTCTTTACAAGTACTGACCAAGACGGTAACTTTAACGTCGGTAACTTGTTCGGGGTACAACAAGCAACTGGTACTGCTACATTGAACGCTAGTGCGTTTAACCTAAGCGGTTTGAACAGCTTGCAGTTAGGTAGCGTAGAGTTAGGTATTGGTAGTGCAATTATTACACAATTCAGTACAGATCCGTACTTTACAGCGAACAGTGACAACATTGTTCCTACACAACGAGCAGTTAGAGCTTATATTACAGCCCAAATTGGTGGCGGACAAAGCTCATTAAATGTAAATACACTAACTTCGGGCGTAGTATATGTTGCTGGTAACAGTATCAGTACAACAACTGGTGTAGGTTTACAAGTAACAAGTAAGATGAATTTTACAGGCGGCATTGACGGAGCACCCGTTGCCCTTGGATTCTTTATGCAAAGATAAAAATGGAGAAATTTTAAAATGGCAACAGGAAGATTAGCGACCCCAACGCAATTATCGGCAACTACTAACACTACAGTATACACAGTCCCAACTGGATATTACGCAGTGTTTAATGTGTCGATGACAAACATTACTACTTCGGCGGTAACAGTGCGTTTAGCACTGTCTACAAGTGATTCACCGGGATCAAACGAGTATATCGAATACGATACCGTTATTCTCGGCAACGGTGTATTTGAACGAACAGGTTTAGTATTAGATGCAGGGAAAACAGTAGTAGCTTATGCTAGTACTGGGTCTGCCGTTAACGTCACAATATACGGTATCGAAACAAGTACAACATAATAGGGGACTGAATAATGGCACGATATAATAGTGTATCGCCGGTTAGAGCAATTACTACAACCGCAACGATTCCTACACCGACAGCAGGTGCAATTACCAGTCTAACCGGTACAGCTCCATACACTGTTACTCTAGCAAGTCCGGTACTATATACTGGTATTGCCCAGACTTTTTACAATAGTACTTCGGGTACTATTACATTGACTAGTCCAACTGGCACACTAAAGGGTCCTGGATTTAGTACAGGCGCTTCGCAAACTATTCCTTCTGGCGCAACATACATGCTTATGTCAGATGGTACAGATTATGTTATCACTAACAACGAAGGCGGCCCGCAGGTAATGACCACGCTGACAGTAAGTAGTACACTTACTGCACAAGCAGGTGTATCACTAACAGGCGCTAGCATTGCAACTAGTTCAACACAATCAGTTAGCGGCACATATGATGTTATTAACAAGAACTATCTTGAAACTAAATATGGACAACCGTGGTCTGTACAAAGCAGTAACTTTAATGCAACTGCCGGCGGCAGATATTGGGTAGATACTAACAGCAACGCAGTTACTATGACATTACCAGCAAGCCCTACATTAGGTGATGCTGTGCAAGTTATTGACTACTCAGGTACTTTTAGCGCACGAAACTTAACAGTAAGCAACAACAGCAACAAGATTATGAGAATTACAGATTCAATGACAGTATCAACTAACGGTGCTGCCTTTACTCTTGTATGGTCCGGTTCTACAAATGGTTGGTTAATGGCTACAGGTATCTAATAAGGGAAAGACATGGCATTTAATTATCAAACACTGAAGAACATTACAAATAGTGCTATCATTGACGGCAGTTTAGATACTGCCGACTTAGAAAACACTACAGTAACAGCAGTTAAAATTGCCAGTGGAAATATAACAGCAGATCGATTAGCTACTGCCGCAGTTGATGTTAGTGCAGGAACTGTTACAGGTACCTTGCCAATTAGCAAAGGCGGCCTAAATTTAACAGGGCTTAATGGTGCATATCGTGCATTGCAAAGTGATGGATCTAATCCATCATTCCAGCCACACGGTATTGCAAGTATGCAAGTGTGGACAGGCAACGGCACTTGGACTCGTCCCGCAGGCGTTAAGTTTATTAAAGTACAAATCCAAGGTGGCGCTGGTGGTGGCTCAGGACACGGCGAAGGTGGCGGAGCAGGTGGATATGCTGAACGCATATTAGATGTTACTGGCATTAGTTCAGTTGGCATTACAATCGGTGGCGGTGGTAGTGGTACTTATTATTCAGGTGCAGCAGGTAATGGAAACGGATCAAGTTTTGGTCCGTATGTATCGTGTAGCGGCGGCCACGGAGCTAATAGACAAAACCAACACTCGGGTGGTGTTAGTGGAGTAGGATCAGGTGGCAACTTAAACTTACACATGGGCGGCGGATTTAGCCACCATGCTCGTAGTGCTCAAAGTTGCGCTGATACATTCTTTGGCGGGGGTGCTCCTAGTAGCCATCCACAAGGCGGACACTTTGCACATAACCATCAAACACATACTGCACCAGGTACCGGCGGTGCTGGCGCACACTTTCACGGACATAGAGGATCAGATGGTCGTCCTGGTATCGTGATTGTTACTAACTACTATTAAAGAGATAACAGATGGCATTTAATTACCAAACATTAAAGAATTTATCAACTGACTCTTTGATCAACTTAACCGTTACAGGGAATGACTTTAACACAAGTGCAATTACAACTGCTAAAATTGCGGACGGTGTAATCACTAGTACTGAACTTGGAACTAACGCAGTTGACTTAACGTCAGCAGTTGTAACAGGAACTACTCCAATAAGTAAAGGCGGAACAGCTAGAACAGGCGTTGGATCTGCATACCATGCATTAGTAGCTAACTCGTCAAACAACGGATTAGACTATGCACCGACAGGTATTTACAGAATGGTTGTATTTACAGGCAACGGTACATGGAGTAAAGCTGATTCAAGAGTTAGATATATTTGGGTACAGGTTCAAGGAGCCGGCGGCGGTGCAGGCGGTCACGGTGAATCCGGTGCCGCTGGCGGATATGCTGAACGAGTAATTGATGTTACTAGTATTAATAACGTCGGCATTACTATCGGTGGTGGTGGCGGTGGTACTTACTACAATAATGCAGGCGGCAACGGAAACAGTTCGTCATTCGGACCTTATGTATCAGCAGGCGGCGGGCACGGCTGCAACCGACATAATAACCACAACGGCGGATTGCCAGGTGTTGGCTCAGGCGGTGACTTAAACTTATATGGCGGCGCAGGTGGCGGTCACGAACAGCGTTCATCGGGTATGGGCGGATCAAGTTACTTTGGTGGTGCTGCTCCAGCAGGACACCCACAAGGTGGCCACTTTAGTCACAATCACCAAGGGCACTCTGCTCCGGGTACAGGTGGCACTAGCGGATATTTCAGCGGACATAGAGGATCAGATGGTCGTCCTGGTATTGTAATTGTTACCGAATTTTTCTAACAGGATAAGACATGGCATTTGATTATCAATCATTAAAGAATTTAACAGGCGCAGGATTTTTAGACGGTGCAATTAGTGCCGCTAAGATAGCTGACCGTACTATTCCAACAGCAGATATTGCTCCGGGTAATGTAACAGCAGGTAAACTTGCAACTAACGCAGTCGGTCTTACTTCAGGCAATGTAACAGGAGTTATGCCAGTTAGCAAAGGTGGTACTGGATTAAGTAGTGTAGGATCTGCAAACACTATCCTTAGAACTAACGGATCTGCTAACGGATTAGAGTATGCTCAAATTGGTCTCAGCGGTATGCAAGTATTTACAGGTGGCGGCACTTGGAATAGACCTGCTGGCGTTAGATACATTAGAGTTAAGTGTCAAGGCGCAGGCGGCGGAGCAAGTGGTCACGGGGAATCAGGCGGCGCAGGCGGCTATTCTGAACGAATCTTAGATGTAACTGGCATTAGTTCAGTTGCTATTACTATTGGCGGTGGCGGCGGTGGTACTTATTATTCAGGCGCAGGCGGTAACGGGAACGGATCGTCATTTGGCCCTTACTTGTCAGCAGGCGGCGGCCACGGGGCTAATAGACAGAACCAACACTCAGGTGGTGTTAGTGGATCTGGGTCGGGCGGCGACTTAAACATTCACACTGGATCAGGCGGCGCCCACCACGACAGTTTTGGTCCAGGTGGAACAAGCCATTTTGGCGGAGCCGCTCCTAGCGGTCACCCACAAGGCGGGCATTTTAGTCACAACCATCAAGGACATGCAGCCCCAGGAACCGGCGGCACAGGCGGATACTTCCATGGTCACAGGGGATCAGATGGTCGCCCAGGTATCATTGTAGTTGAAGAATATAAATAAAATCGGAGTTATAAAATAACATGAAAAAAGCACTTATCTCATTCCAAGGCTGGGTACAACAAATTGTTGAACCAGGTGAAGATTATGAAATTTATGAAGGCCCAGATGCTACTATTGCATGGGTTGACGCACCAGATGAAATTACTTTAGATTGGACACTAGAGTGGAGCCCAAGTAGACAAGAAATGATTTGGGTAGAACGAGATGGCCCATACACTGATAATGCAGTTGCAAGAAGTGTAGCATACGGACAAGTTGGCGCCCAACTCGATATGTTATATCACGAGTTAAAAACTAATGGTGCAATTACGCCTGAAGGTGAGTGGTTCCAACATATCGACATGGTTAAATCAGTAATTCCAAAGCCTGCATACAAAGAGCCAGTAACTATGGAAGAGATGATGGCTAAAGCGGCTGCTGAGGAACCAGATCCAACCAATCCAAATAAACCATCTACTGTAGAAATGCCAGCTTGGAAGCGTTATCCACAATGGAAAGGTTACAACAATAATTAAAGATATTTTAATCTTGATTAAGAAAGGCACTCTTAGTAGTGCCTTTTTCACGGGCTTGACATTTTTGTTGCTATAAATAACTTGCTTTAATAAAGGAACACACATGCAAGTAAAAACTGTAACGATCGTAGGCGGTGGTAGCTCAGGATGGATGACTGCGGCTGCATTATCAAAATTATGTCCACACTTAGATATTAGTCTAATTGAGTCTGATAAAATTGGCACTGTTGGCGTCGGAGAAAGTACGCTTGGACATATTAATAAATTTTTAGGAATGTTAGATCTTAAAGACGAAGATTGGATGCCAGCGTGTAACGCAACATACAAAAACTCTATTCGATTTACTAACTTTAGAGAAAACGACGGTACTCACTTCGAGTATCCATTTAGTGCAGGTTTAGATTTTACAGACAAACCGAGTGGTACACAGGCATGGAGCGAGTTAGCAACATTATATCCTGAAGAATACACTCCTGAGACTTTTGCAGAGTTCTATTGTACAGGCAATACCTTCCTAGCCAAGTATAACAAGGAAAGCCGAAACGAAAATGGAATTCTACGCAATTATGATTTTAAATACGATACTGCATATCACTTAGATGCGCAGTTGTTTGGACAATACTTGCGAGACAAGATTGCTATTCCTAACGGCGTTACGCATTTGAAAGGTGAAGTACATTCACATAAGAAAGATGCACAGGGCAATATCACTGAAATCATGTTAGTCGACGGTGGCGTTCTAACATCAGACTTATGGATCGACTGCACTGGATTTAAGTCAGTGCTATTAGAAAACTGGATGGGATCAGAGTTCCGCCCGTTTGACAAGTATCTAGCCAACGACAGTGCTTGGGCATGTAGATTGCCGTACATTGATCGCGAACGAGAAATGCATAATGTTACTGATTGTCACGCATTAGATAACGGTTGGGTATGGAACATTCCTTTGTGGAATCGTATTGGTACAGGCTATGTATTCTCATCAAAGTTTGTTACTCCTGAAGACGCACAAAAAGAATTTAGAAAACATATAGCAAAAAAGCATAGTCCAGAACTTGCAGAAAATGCACAGATGTTTATGGTGAATATCAGACACGGCCGCCGACGTCGTGCATGGATTAAGAACGTCGTGGGCGTTGGACTTAGCTACGGATTTGTTGAACCATTAGAGTCAACAGGATTGTTAACTACTCACGAAAACATTATTAAACTTGTTGAAAGTTTGAATCGTAGACAAGGTTACTTAACTAGAACTGAAATTGAAGGTTACAACTTTGCTGTAGAATATGATGTACTAAAGTTTAGAGACTTTGTGTCACAACATTATGCATTGTCACAGCGTACAGATACTCCTTACTGGAGATGGTGTACACAGCTTAATGAATATTGCCCAGACATGATGGGAGACCACATGTTAATGCAAGCACAGTATCCTAATCTAGTCGGTAACATTTCAGCTAGCCAGAGCTACAGTCCTGAACTAGTTGGTAATATGTTTATTGCCGCCGGCATGGGAGTTAAGTCTATCGCAACAAAAGAGTTAATTTTTTATGGAAGCCGCCTAGGTGTTGCTCAGAAAGAAGAAGAAATTGGCTACGCTAAACGCCGTTACGAAGAATACAGAGATTACATTATTGACTATGTTAAAACTCTTCCAAGTCACTATCAGTACTTGAAAGATAACATCTACGGTGGCAAAGACGACCATGCTATTTAAAAAGTTGTTCGAACGATGGTTTACTAAAAAGCCTTACATCCGTTTCTATACACTAGAACCGGCTGTTCGAGATTTGTTTCCTATTGTTCGAGCATCTGCTATTAAACGAAAGTTTCTAGAAGATATTCAACCGGGCGATACACCTGAGACATTATCTTCTAAGAACTGTCCAGGTATTAAAAAATTAGTTAGCACTGGTTGGATAGTAACTGCGCCTGCAGATTTTGTTATACAAACTAACGGTGATGGTGTATTCTTTGAGTGGGCTGAATCTTATAGGTTCACTAAAATAACACCTGGCATGGATGCATATATTTCTGGACATACCCGATCACAAGTTGAACCCTTACTAGACGATCCCGATACTACACTAAAGCAGGTAGTAAAAGTTGAAACACCGTGGCGAGTTGAGGCGAGTGACGATGTAGTATTTTTACAGATGCCAGTATCGTATAACAATGAAAGTAGATTTCAATCTGCAACAGGCATCTTAGATCCGAAGTACGCACACTTGATTAATGTGCAATTATTCTGGAAAGAGCTAAACGGAAAGACATTAATCCGCGCAGGTACACCTCTGTGCCAATTAATACCTATTGCAAGAAAATCATTAAGTATTGCAGGATATGATGTTATTATTGATGATGCAACACAATCTGACATAGAGAAAGAAAAAGATTTTAACTATGCATCTAACTGTGCAATCATGTCAAAAGATTCACTAAGTTCGAGACTTTCTCGAACCATAACAGTATTGAATAAGTACAAAAACAGGAGATAATTATGAACTTTAAAGAACAAATTGAACAAACACTTGCTCGCGTTACTAGCGAACACGCTAAGATCACTAAAGACTTAGACGCAATGGAACAAGACTTTGCTAATGTTAAGCTGAATCCATACGGCATTACTAGCATTGACTTTGGCAAACGCCAAGACCTTTCACAAGATGCTTTGAAAATGGAAGGTGTTATCATGGGACTAACCTTAGCGTTAGAAACATATAACGGAGCTACTGAGAGTGTTGCCGCAGAGTAATTCCGCAGTGCATTTATTTTCTCCTATAGTGTGGAAGTTCAATTATCAATTTGACTTACCATCTATTAAGGGGAAAATAGATAACTTGTTTTCTCTAGTAGAGCAGAACTCTGAGATCGAAAATGGCGATGCATTGTCAACAGTATCTGTTGATCAAGCGTTACAGCCACACACTTGGAATGAACTTGCACATTTTCAGAATTGGCTAGGCGGAAAGATTGCTGAGATTAGAAAAGAATACGACTTTGTTATAGGCTATTCTGAAGTAACACAATCATGGTGTAATCGTCACGGTAGGGGCGGTAATACATTAGAGCATACACATAGCTTCGGTACATTTGTAGCTAGTTGCTACCTCAACTGTCCACCTAACTCTGGGAACATTGAGTTTAAAGATCCTTTAGAATATCACAAGCATTCATGGCCTGTAATACCAGAGCTATCTTTTTATAAAGAAGTTCCTGTCGCAACAAATGATGTTATGATTTTTCCTGGATGGCTAAAACACAGAGTACAACCTAATCAGACAGACAGTGAACGATTAGTTATGACATTTAATATTAAATGAACAAATTTAAAATATGCTATCCAGATGCTAATACCTTTGATCAGGTTATTAAACTTAAATCATTAGACGATTGGAATGTAGAATATGTTCCGCTTGCACATGATATAGGTTACTGGATCGCTGAGGATCCGTTTTTAGACAACGGCTTTGAATTGTTTAAAGAACTAATTTCTACTTTCCCCATTCAGAAAGATAACAATCACCCCGATAACTTCGATCCTAATCCATTTGACACTATACATGTACCTGAGTGGGTAAGCAAGAATATGTGTATGTTAGTTAGAGATTTCTACCATAAGCATGTAACTACCGAAGTGTATGACCCACAAATACATGAGTGGGGCAATGTATATTTTAAAGAACGCTCAAAACCAATTAGCTGTTGGAGAATCCCGCATATGGATTATGTGCATGGCCTGGTTGCTAACATGTGGTTCACAGATCATTTGCCAGAAGATAGTGCCACGAAGCTTTACAAGTATCACGGAAAAGTGTATAATGATGTATATGATTTCCAACTTGATGAAAATCATCCAATGTTTAGCGAGTGGCGAGCAATGTCAGAATTCCCAAAACGATTACATGCATGGTACAATCCTCCTGAAGAAGAACTCCGTCGTTGGGGTTTTGAACTAGTAGGCGAAACTCCTACTCGTGCAGGAACTGTTACTATGTACCAAGCGAATGTATGTCACAATCCGTTTGTATCTGAAAATATTAATTTTAGATGGAGCCATGCATTTGCGTACAGTCACGAGAAGCCAAGAGAATTATTTTTTAGAGATATCGTAAGATGAACATGGATTTATATTTTCCTACACCAATATGGTGGGAAGACACTGATATAGATGTTACCGATATGTTAGCATTATGCTACAGACTTCGTGATAACAATCCGCAAGGCCGAAAGCTAAGTAATCAAGGCGGCTGGCAAAGTGTAGACTTTCGTCCTGGAATACATCCTGAGATGAAGGTATTAGAAGATAAAATACAAGCACAAGCTGAGCAGTGCGTTAGAGATTTTGGATACAATGAACAAACTGGATTTATCAGTATTGAGAATTTATGGTTTAACATAAATGGAAAAGACAATACTAACAGTGTCCATGTACACGACAATAGCTTTGTGTCAGGTGCGTTTTATTTAAAAGCTAGACCCCATCAAGGCAATATTAACTTTTACAAAAGTTATTATCAAGACTTTATTATAGCATCGGCAGGAATCGTTGAGAGATATACACCAATTAGTGCAAGCGCAATTACTTACATTCCGCAGACTGGAAAGTTAGTCATGTTTCCGGGCTGGTTGCCTCATGGTGTAGAACGCAACGAGTTAGACGAGGATAGAATTTCTATATCGTTTAATGTTAAACTTATTAGGACAGATGATGAACGCTATTGGCCAACGAATCTTAAACGAAACTAATCTAACAACTGACGATAAGCCTCATTTTTTTAAACAGCTATTGTCGAATCCTAGCGAACTATTAACATGGAAAGATGTTGAAGTTTGCATGAATCGACCTGAGCTATATAACTTTGAATTAATTGACCCGCTTACTACTAATAAGATTACTATACCAGAGCATACAAAAGCATGGATATGGGATCGAAAAGTGCAAGACAAAGGATTCATGTTTGAGAAATTACATCAAGGCCACGGGCTTGTAATAACAAACTATGGATTTTACAGCGAGCAAACCAATCATCTGTTACACATTTTTGAAAAAATGTTTGACATTAATGCGGCAATCCATGTGTATGCAGGATTACAGGGCGCAACTTCATTTCCAATACATGACGACTATCCGGCTAACTTTATTATCCAAGTAGAGGGAACAACTAAATGGAAAGTATTCAACAATCGAATTTCGTACTTGCATAAAACTGGCACAATGAACGGCAGACTTCGAGATGAAGATTTAGATGTTGCAATTGAAGTTACACTAGAACCCGGAGATGCATTATACATTCCGTCAAGAATGTTCCATGTTGCATACCCTACAGAAAAAAGATTAAGTATTAGCATTCCTTGCTGGAACAGATTTAGCACAGAATCTATAACTAATTCAATTGACAGAAATTATTATAGGATTAATCATGACATTTAAACCTATCGAAATTGAAAATGTAATCGATAAAGAGTACCAAGAAGAGATCTATCGAGTATTAACCGATGTAAAGTTCCCTTGGCATTTCCTAGAAGATGCTACTCATGAAAAAGCGAACTCGTCGGTTAACTCTACTCCTAGTTTTGTTAACCTAATATATCACGCTAACAATGAAGATAATCCATACCAGGAATTCTTCATGCCCTTATTAGAACAACTATTAGAGAAGAGTGGGTACACACTAACTAAGCTGTTAAGAATTCGTGCTGGATTTTTATTGAACACAAAGTATGTATTGCCTAGTCAACCATACAAGTACAATACTCCTCATCAGGATTATACACAAGAACATTTTACCGCAGTGTACTATGTTAACGACACTGATGGCGACACAGTGGTCTTCCATGAAATTGCACCTACTGATAATTTTCATCCTATGCATAAGAGTTCTCCTAAGCAAGGTAAAGCCTTAATGTTTAACGGGTGGCATTTCCATTCAAGCACTTGTCCAAAAATGTTTACTAAGCGTATTGCAATTACTTTAAATTTTACAGCAACTAAAAATGAGTAATCAAGATTATATCAATAGCTTGATCCAGCAAGATCAAAGCAGTAAAGAATACATTCAAGATCACGAACTAAAGAATCGATTCTTGAATCCATTCTTGCCAACTATGGTGTTTGATAACTTCTACGAAGATCCTGACCTATGGAGAAGCTATGCCCTTAGTCAAGAGTTCTACAAGGGAAATCGCGGGAGCTGGCCCGGAGTACGAAGTGAATACTTGCACAAGTTAGATAGACCATTGTTTGATTTGTTCTCAGCAAAGATTATGATGATCCTTAAAGACTACGGGTTTACACAGTTCCATGAATTGCAAACTACATTTCAATTAATTGATGAAACATACGGACGGGGATGGGTGCATGATGACGATCCTAAGTTTACAGTCGCAGGAGTAATATATCTAAGCCCAGATGCTCCAGAAGGATCTGGGACGACACTATATAGCGATCAAACAGACTTCAACGGCGACCTTTACACTGAGATTTTTATGAATGATGTATTGGTAGCAGACGCAGACGAACGAGCTAAAGCTGCCAAGTATAGAGAAGAGCAAATTGCACACTTTACCCCTACTACAGAAATAGGACATGTATACAATCGATGTATAATGTTTGATCCTCGAACTTGGCACAGTGCTGATCAGTTTTTTGGAACTGATAAAGATAACACTAGATTGACGCAAGTATTTTTTATTAGGGCAGTCTAATGCGCAGAACTTTAAAACAACCTATAAAAGTAATTGACGATTTTTTAGAAGCGCCAACCTTATGGCGCCACTTTGGCCTAAAGCAAAGTTTACAACCTGGAAATTATCCAGGGTTAGAATCTGAACATATCGATGCATTAAACCCTGCACTATTTCACAGAATTGCATCTAAATTAATTAAGCACATACCAACTGCTACTTCTTTTTCTTATTTGAAGATAACATATTCGTTAGTTGACGAATCATACACCGCTGGGTGGATCAAGCAATCAGATCCAAAGTGTAACATCGCAGGCACTATATTTTTAGATCCTGAGCCTGCACTATCCACTGGAATACAATTCTTTAATAAAGTAAAAGATAACGATCAGAATTATTACAAAATGTTTGACGATGAAATTACTGCATCAGCTGATGAGAGAATTGGCTTTAACAAATATAAGGATGAGCAATCAAGTTTATTCAAACGAAACATGACTGTTGAAAATGTGTTTAACAGATGCGTGTTGTTTCATCCTGACGAGTGGTATCGTGTAACTAGCTACTACGGTACCACGCTTGAGTCTTCTAGACTTGCTATTAACTTTATCGGCATTGCAATATGAGTGAACAATACGGCTCTTTTGCCAATTACGGTTTTATAAAAGCACAGGTGCCACCTGCGTTATTAGCTAAACTACGAGATGAGGTTGCTGAACTAGATGCATCGTCACCTAAATTCAACGGGAACCTAGCAGGCAATCTAGAGTCAGAATTTAAACTAGGCAAGAATAAAGAAGAGCTAGAAGCATTCTTACTAAACTTGTGCCACATGTATACGCAATCATGGGACTTGACTAGAACTGTAAAAGACTTGAGATCAGATAATTTAGAATTGTACAGTCATTGGGTTAACTTGCAAAAGAAACACGAATTTAATCCAATGCATTCACATGATGGCGCATACAGTTTTGCACTATGGCTAACCGTTCCATATACTATGCAAGATGAAATTAATCACCCAAGCAGTATTAACTCTAATTCGCCTAGGGGCGGAATGTTTTCTTTCATATATACTAACATATTTGGAGAAATTAGAGAAGCAGAATTTCCAGTAGACAAAACATACGAAGGCACTGTATTTCTATTTCCTTCATGCTTGCAACACACAGTATATCCGTTCCGGAGTTCAGACGAAACTAGGATATCTATTTCGGGAAACCTAAGAAGAAGATTATGAATGATATTATAGAAATTGAAAATGTTATCCCGTTAGATTATCAAAAGCACCTGCTAGACTTAACTACTGGGTTTAATTTTCCATGGGTCTTGAATAAGAATATTGTGTCTGGTGACGAATGTTTTGCAGATCAAAAAAATAACCCTGCTGGATTTAATCACTTCTTCTACGAAAACAACAAACCAACTAGTAACTTCTTTGATATAATTTACCCTATGGTAATGAGCATCACTAGCCAGGTTAAAGATTTACCAATAAACAGATTAATTCGTGCTCGTGCAAATTTAACACTAGCTAATCATGCCGCCGAAGCTGATCAGTTTATGCCGCACATTGACAGTTTCTTTCCACACTATGTTGCTATCTATTATGTTAACGATAGCGACGGCGACACTATTATTTTTAACGAAAAGAACGATTCTTATGATTCTGGCGAAGCAGATATTAATAAAATTAAAACTGGCCCATTTACTATTAAGCGTCGAGTAACTCCTAAACAGGGTAAGGTATTACTATTTCCAGGCAACTATTATCACACTGCTAGCTTTTGCAAAGATTCAAAGTACAGATGTTTGATCAATATGAATCTAGGATCATTTATTTTATGAAAGATTACATATTACATCAATCAGAATATATTGCATCTCACGGTAGCGATATTAGTATCCACTTAGATCAAGCCCATACGAACTTTAAGAGATTATTCCCTGCTAGTGATTCAACTTGGTCATACAACAAGTATAACCTGTTTGCACTAACTGCGCCTTCTAGTATTTTTTATGAAATATATAAAGAGTTGCGAAATGTAGTTAGGGGACAGTTAGGCGATGATAGACCATTGTGGATACAAGCGTGGGTAAACTATCATAGACCTGAGGAAGTACTTGACTGGCATGAACACGAGTTCGACTATCATGGATATATCAGTATCGACCCTAAGCAAACTAATACTGTATTTGAAGGGTACTCTATAGAAAATAAACCTGGACAAATATATTTTGGCCCTGGATATAGAAAGCACAAAGTAGAAGTACTAGAGCCATTTAACGGATTTAGAACTACTATTGGATTTGACATCCACGCTACGCCAGTCAACCAGTTAGTTAGAGATTACATAGAATTACCATTTGTAAACATGTCACTAATACCATTACTATGAACGAAGATTACATCATTATTAAGAACGCAGTATCTCCTGACTTGTGCAAGTTTATTGCATTAGAGTATGAGATGATGGAAACAGTATGCCATCATTTATATCAAGGCGCAGACTTATCCGACTTGTGTAAAAATACATTTGCTAGATATAGTCCGTTGATGATGGAAGCACTAAGCGTACAGTTGCAGCCGCAAATTGAGAAAGCAGTCGGTATGAAATTATTTCCCACTTACTCGTATGCAAGAATATACTACGAAGGTAGTGAGTTGCAAGAGCACTTTGACAGACCTAGTTCAGAGGTTACTGTTAGTGTGTGTTTAGAAAAGGGTGTAGAATGGCCGTTGTATGTTCAAAATGCAGAAGGCGTAACTCATGCACTTAATCTTGAAGTTGGGGATATTGGGATTTACTCAGGTCGTAAGCACAAGCACTGGAGAGAACCGTTAACCGGTAAACGACATATTCAAGCGTTTTTACAATATGTAAATGCTGAAGGTGACGATGCCTGGCTAAAGTGGGATACTCGGGCTTGTTTAGGCTTACCTTTCGAGTATACTAGCCAGGCAATTCAGAATGAGCTAAAGCACATTGCTAGCGTTAAAGATATGATCGATAACGCTAGAAGAAATTAATTAGGCTTCTTCAACTAAGAACGGACCTGCTACGATTCTCTTAACACCGTGGCGTTCTTCAAAAATCTTGGCAGCTTCATCTCTGTTTTTAGCTTCGCAAGTATCTTCCATAACTGCTAGTGTCCCTGCTGGTTCAGGCTGTCTTAGAATCATCTTATATGTAGGCATTGTATGTCTCCTTTTACTATCTATTTATGCTGTGCGCTGGACCCATTCTTCAACAGTCCAAAACGGCTTAACGAGATCTTGATATCTCGATTCGTTGATATTTAGTACTTTTTGTCCTATGGGCAATAGTCGTTGATTTACTTTGGCCATGGTAGTGTAGTCAAACACTTGTAGACCTTGTAAAACCATCAACCAAGCAGTATGCGAATATCCGTTAACATACGGTTCAGGGTCAGTACACATATAATATCGTTTCCACCCTGCTAGCTTTTCTTGCAAACTTTCAGGAATACGATAGCTATCATACGCATGACTCTTCCAAAAGTCAGTATCTCTACGCTGTCCTCTGTAGTGCAACGCTAAGAAATCTCTAATATCTTCAGTGACGTGCCATACTCGATCGTTAAATCGATCAACTCTAGCTGGATCTATTTCTGATTCAAACGGCTTCCACAAGTCAAACAACGCCCACAAGTTCTCGATGATTACACCGACACCGTTAGCTTCTAAAGGCTCTAAGAATCCGCTACTCAGCCCAATGGCAATAGTATTGTTACGCCATGCTTTTTTCATAATACCCGGCGTGAAACTAAAATTTGCAATAGGTTCAATATGCTCACCAAACTTCTGCCTTGCTTCGTCTAGTGCTTGATCAAGTGTTAAGTGGTCGGGATCATAAATGTAACCATTACCTGACCGATGTCGCAAATTAATATTCCAAGACCATCCGTATTTCATAGCAGTAGCATTAGTAGTTACTGAGTATTCAGGTTTGTCCCACCATGCTACAACAGCTCTAGCCGGGAAGTAATTAGTGTAATCTACAATAGGCTCTTCATATACTTTGCCAACAAGCAATCTAGCAAACCCAGAACAGTCGAAGAACCAGTCACCTTCTAATTCTCGTTGCCCGTCTAGTACAATGCTAGTGATGTCACCTTGCTCGTTTTGTTTAGCATGTTGATATTCGCCTTCTACTAATTTAATGCCTCTAGATAGTGCTGTACTCTTAAAGTAGGCAGCACCTGATCTGCTTTCAAAGTGCCACATAGGAACACAAGGTAATTCAAAGTTTGAAGCACCAAACGGTACTTTGTTCCCTTCAATAAACTTGTTAGCATAAAATGCTTTTGCTAGGGGAATGTTGTTAGCAAGGATTGTTTTTAGATAAACATCTTTCTCTCTTTCAGAGTTAAGGATACTAAACACTGTACCTAAGTTTAACTCTTCGTCAGGAGCTTTGTTAACATAGTCAGTCCAGCCGTCGAGCCACGGAGCATAGTCAGTTTGCAAGCAATGAATAAACTCACTACCCACACCGTTCCAGTCTTTAAACTTACCGCCTAGCTTAGGAGTAGCATTAACTTCTCGAACAAAGTGATCATTGTCAATTTTTAAATGTCTTAGTAATGCAACGAATGTAGTAGTGCCACTCTCGCCTGCAATGATTGGAGGACGCTTAGGATCTTCTACTACTGTAATATCAACCTTGGGCCAGTTTCGTTGAATGAATAAAGCAGTTAACCAACCGGCAGTACCGCCGCCTAATATTACTGCTTTAGAATTTGTATTTAATTTCTTCATATCTTTCTTTAAGAATGTTTATGGCCTGGCGGTGTGTAAACACAGGCTCGTTGGCTGCAATCATATTGCCTTCGGCAATCATGTTGTTCGATATTGTAGTAAACATATCCATGTGCTTTTTATACTTTTCATCAATTGCTGAGTTATTAAACATGCCTAATCCGTGCATCACTTGTGCATAGTTTAAGTGTGAAAACAGTTGCATCGGAGTGTTGAAATACATAACATTAGGAAAGTTATTTTTAAAATAGTCTAAGTACTGTCGGTTAAAATCTGTTAGAGTTAATTCGTTCTTACACCACTTCCAAAATTCAGTATCTGTTCTGTTTGTAAAATAATGTAACTGGATAAAGTCTACAATATTCTTAGCGATAATTTCCATATCGTGATTATACTTGTTAGAAGTTAACTCTTCACCTTTAGAGTAAAAGAATAAGGACGGTACTAACATAAAACATTGCTGTATCGTAGTGCCAATACTAGATGCCTCTAACGGTTCAACAAATATTCCGCTAAGTCCAATAGATACACAATTCTTCATCCAGAACTTATCCACATAGCCTGCGCCAAACTTTACTTTACGACCTACTTCAATATTATTAGTAATACCTAATTTCTCGTAGTATTCAGAGACTTCGTCATAGGCTTGTGTTTCGTTAATAAAATTATCACAAAATACATAGCCGTTACCATATCGTTCCTGAGTTGGGATACGCCACACCCAGCCGCTGCCTAGTGCTGTTGACTCAGTGTAGGATGGAATATCTTCAGTATACCCTGTAGGGAAAGCAATGGCGCTGTTCATAGGCAACTGATTAGTACAGTCTATCCACTTAGCTCCTAACTTAGATGCAATAACTCTGCGGAATCCACTACAGTCAATATAGAAGTCGTACTGGTGAGTTTCGCCAGTCTTATCAATTAGTGAATTAACATAGCCTTGTTCGTCTAGCAATACTTCGTTAATTTCAGTATCAACGATTGTAATGTTTCGCTCTCTGCATAGGCGATGCAAATAGTCATTAAGTTTAAAAGTATCAAAGTGATACTGACTTAAGATACCGTGCAAAGGTTCCACATGTTTACTTTCTTGAGATAGTCCCCATGCAGTATCTAACGGATCCCAGTTCTCTCCAACCATTCTAATCCAAGTATGCGGCAAGCCGTTTTCTTTAGCGTGTCCGCCGTATTGTTCACTTAGACTGTGGAAGTAATGCGAGCCATCGCCTTGCCAATTGGTAAACTTAATACCCATTTTAAAAGTAGCGCCAGCTTCTCTAATTAGATCAGGTACGCCAATGCCCACATGGTCAATAAACTTTTTCCAATGCTCTGTACTGCCTTCACCTACCCCAATGATGCCTAGTTGACTAGATTCAATCATAGTGATTTTAAGATTAGGCCATGCTTTTCTCATTATTAGGGCAGACACTAGACCACTAGTTCCACCTCCTAAAATACATAATGAATCTATCATAGATTATATCCTTTTGTTCGGTCCTTAATAATATCTACTGCTTGCCTGCAAGTATAGAAAACATCAGATTCTAATGTTGGAACACTTGCAACTTGTGCAACTGATGCTTGGGTTAAATGACTATGTAACGCATCGTAACATTTCTTAACATTAGGAGCATCAAACATCCTAAGCCCGTGCATAACTTGTACCCAGTTTAAAATATCATAGATATTATAATTGTTTACAGGCAGTGCTAACTGATTAATAAAGTTCTTTTTAAAAATTTCTAAATGTTCTGCATTAAAGTCAGTCATTTTTAAGTTAGTCTTGCACCACTTCCAGAAGTCTGAATCGTTGCGTTCTGTAAAGTAGTGCAGTTGAATAAAATCTAAGATGTTAAACATAACTTCGTCAAAGATTTTATTGTAGTGTTTTGCAGTAATAGTATCGTTGCGGTCCCATGTTGAAAGCGCACCTGCTAAGACTCTTACTTGTTGTACTGTGGTTGAAATACTGCTAGCTTCTAATGGTTCAACAAAGCTACTGCTCAGTCCAATGCTGACACAGTTCTTAATCCAAAAACGATCAATCTTTCCTGAAACAAAATTTACCTTACGGCCAATGTTAATTGCGTCTGGAAATAACTGCTGTATTTCGTCAAGTGCCTGTGTCTCAGAAATAAATTGATCACTGAACACATATCCGTTACCAAATCGATCTTGTACTGGACTACGCCAATGCCAACCACTGCTTAACGCTTTGGCTAATGTATATGGGGGCAACTCTGCTTGATATGAACTAGGAAATGCAATAGCACTGTTCATTGGCAAGTGCGCAGACCAGTCAACCCAGGTCGATCCTAACTTGCTACTGATTAATCTACGAAACCCGCTACTGTCTACAAAGAAATCTGCAGAGTATTTTACATTGTCTTTATCTACAATAGATTCAACGAAGCCTTCGTTGTCAATAATTGCATCAACAATTTCAGCATCAATAACTTTAATGTTTCGTTCTGAACATTTTCTTAAAAATAAACGGTTTAGCTTTTCGCTGTCAAAGTGGAATTGTGAAAAGTTTTCAGCAGCCGGAACCATACCACTCATAGCCAAGTTCCAGTGCAGCTCTTCAGTACCAACACCTTCACTAATCATTCGCATCATAGTGTATGGAGTGCCTGTATAGTTGTCCATGTGAATTAGATATTCAGGCAAGCTGTGATAGTAACTTGTACCGTCACCGTGCCAGTCTTCAAATTTAATGCCAGCTTTTAATGTAGCACCTGCATCTCTAATAATTTCCCAACTTTCAATACCTGTTGCCTTAGCAAAGATATCCCAATGCTCAGTACTGCCTTCTCCAACCCCAATAGTTCCAATCTTATTAGACTTAACTACTGTAATGTTTATACTAGGCAACGATGCTCTTAAGTATAATGCTGACATCAAGCCGGCATTGCCGCCACCTAACACAATTAAATTCTTTGTCATATTAAATCTACAATATCAAAAACAGTTTGTAATTTAGTGCGGATAGTTTTATTGCTAAAGCTATTACGCAATCCTTGATGCAATGGCTTTGGAGCCCAATCTATTGTAGACCATGCCCATGCACAGTGCTCATCGCTTAGTGTAGGAACGAATTCTTTTTCAACAACACACAAGTAGGTGTGGAAGTTAAAGACAGTATCGTTACTGACGAATGTTTCAATAGGGAGTGTTTTAATAATATCGGGCATGAAGCCGATTTCTTCAACCATTTCTCGTTGAAGACCTTGCCATGGGTTTTCGCCAGCGATGTTAGTACCGCCAACAAGGCCCCATGTGCCTTGGTGTTTGCCTCTTGATTTTTGGACTAATAAGAACCTGCGACTAGTTTTAGCGTAGATCAATGCTCCGCTACATACTATTTTATCTGTTACAGTTCTAGTCTCCATTCGCCGGCCTTATATTCACCTTCAAAAGATTTAGTCCACGAAACATTGTTCCAGTAGTACTGTATTCTTTTACCATTGTATATATTAGTTTGATAGAGGTCTTGGTCAGGTTCTTGAGCGTCGAAAATTACCTGCCAATTAGCACCGTCGTATTCGATAATGTCGTTAGCATACGCAGTAAAGTTACCCCATGCGTCTGTATTTTGGGGAATATCTTCAATGATTAAGAAGCGATCACCTGCTGTCTCACCAGTCATCCCGTTTCCTGGATACACTTTAGTAGGATCAATAATAGCGTCAAATGTACCTAACTCTCTACCGCCGTTCGCACTACGATCACCTGGCGAAGGCAAGTCATCGTTAGGGTTTACATTAATCCAATCACCGCTGATAATCAGTTGTGTAGGATCAGTTAGATCAATTCCAACATACCCCCAAATTTCTCCACCACCGGGTTGTACTAAAACTAACTTACTTGATCCAGGAACAAACTGACCCGGATAAGAAGCAAACACAGTATCCCATGCGATAGGGGTACCTTGTCTAATAGCAATTTCTAAACTAGGAGCTCTAGGTAGTGCATTTTCAGTTGCACCTAACACTGCAATATACTTGTCGTATACTTGTATTCCAAAATCACTGATAGTAACAACATCTCTAGTTAGTTGGTCACTCATAGTTGTAGTACCACCGCCTGCTAGATCATTACCATAACTATCAACACCTGTCCAGCCGCTGTCGGCTGCACCAAAGATACTAGTAATGACACTAGTAATAACGCCAAGGTGCTTAACCTTAACAGGAGGACTTAACCAAATTGGAGTCTCTAAGTTTAGTGTAGCAACATCAATGTTAGACTCTGCACCTTGGGGTACTTGTCTACTAGACCATGTGATGTCTTTAAGGTCTAAGACTGTTAAACTAGTCCAGTCAATATAGTTGTCACTAGTTTGTAATTCAAGACTAGGATTAAACAACACTAACAACTGCTCAAGAATTTGTAACTTCTGATCAGTGTTAGCTGCCCAGATGTCTGCCTTCATTGTGAGTGTAAACGGTGTTGGCATTAATCGTTCAACTGTATAATTCTTACCTTGGGTGTTTAAGTATTCGTTGTTCTGTGCATCGTATGCTCGCTCACGAATGTTCAACTTACCAATGTGAGTAGCGTCTGCTAATCTTGCACGATCCATAGCAAGGCTACCGATGTAGACTGCAATTCGAGGAGTTGAGTTAACAGCGTTCTCAGAGTTTTGTCTAATGATACTTGCAACTTGTCTATCAGGGTCACCGTACATTACTGGAATTCTATGTAAGGTGCCATCACCATATTTTACTGTGAAGTTACTTAACGCACGAATAGTCTGCGTGATGTATCTTCTAATCTGTCCATCATAAAAATGTAGCATTACACATCCGCCTGCGGTTTAAGTTTAAGAGCTTGTGAAAGACTTTGTCTTTCTTCAATAACATCGCCACCGATGGTATTTGTATTTGTGTTGTTAATGAAACTAGTTTTAAGAGTCTGTCTAGTATCATTGTTAGTCATAGTCATACGCACATTGTCTTCCATCTTAACCCAGCGAAGCCCGTCATAACGGAACAGTCTATTAGGTAAAAAGTCGTTGCGTAAGAAGTAATCGTCTTTGGTAGCGCCATCCGGAAACTGTGGCCCTAGTCCAAAGGCAGCGCCATTCATCGGAATGCCGTCACCTAGTAAGTAACCACTGTAACCATTACGCTCGGGTGCTGGGGAAGTATTGGCAGCTAACAGCGCAGAAGTAGCATCAATAGTAGTAGCATCCGCAGTACTTAATAAAGTTTTGCCAGTTTCGTCTACTGCTAAAGTATAGAACTGCCTAGTCTCGTAACCACTCATCGGAGCATCTGACTCTGCTTGGTTTAAGATAGCATCGTTAATTTCTAATTCTTTAGCACGACTACTTAGAACACTTTCTAGTGTAACGCCTGCAACTGGATCTCCGTTAGCATCCAATACTTGTTGTTTAAGAATGTCGTCAAACTGTTGACCGCCAGTGATCTTTTTAAGTTTTAATCTATACAAATGTGGGAACCAAGTTGAGCTAAAGCCTTCACTAGCACGGCCCACATCTTCAATTACATAATAACGAGGCAGCGCAAAGTCGTGGTCGCTAAGTGCAAACTGATCACGCAAGTGCGGCAACTCTAGCACATCTCCGCTAATAGGTTTACGGCCGATGTACTTGATAAAATCGTTAATGTGTACCGTCATGAACAGCGTGTCGTTATCAATAAACAAACCGAACTGACTTAGGTTAAAGTCGATGTTTTGTACATTATACAAGCCACGAATAGTGTACACGCTTTCATCATATTTTCTATCACGATTTTCTAAGAACAACATATCTTGGATATTAGTTGGACTTTGTACATCGTACACAGGCTGATCAACAGTACCTGTTTCAGGGTTTTTAGGACCCAAGTATTTGTGGAGGTAAACATCAGTTCCGCCCGCTTGAAACATTTCTGAAATCTGGCGATCGATGAACTTGTAGTCGTTTCCTCGTTCTGGTTTGTATAGAGATAATCGTGGCATAACAATATTTATCGCCGCATAAATATACATGGAGAACTAATATGTCAGATTCTACATCATTAATTGAACGCAACAAGGTATTTGAGTATGTCCGCACGATGCTGGGCGACGGCATGGTTGAGGTAGAACTAGACCCTAAGCATTACGAAATTGCACTTACTCGTGCGCTAACACGCTACAGACAGCGCAGTCCTAATGCAGTAGAAGAAAGCTACAGTTTTCTAGAGTTAATTAAGGATCAAAACGAGTATCGTTTACCGGATGAAATCATCGAAGTACAAAGTGTATTCCGTAGAGCAATCGGTTCACGCAGTGGTTTGGGTGCAGGCGGAACATTGTTCGAGCCGTTCAACTTGGCGTACACAAACACATACTTAATGAGTGGTACTATGATGGGCGGCTTGGCAACTTACGAGTTATTTGCTGGCTATCAAAAGCTAGTAGGTCGTATGTTTGGTAGCTATATTGAGTTTAAATGGAAGCCTACGAGCCACATTTTAAACATCTTACAGCGCCCATTTGCAGAAGGCGAACAGATCCTAATTAAGTCTCATAACTATCGCCCTGACTTTGTCTTACTAACTGACATCTACGCAAAGCAATGGTTGTACGATTACACCCTAGCAGTATGTAAACAACAACTTGGACAAGCTCGTAGTAAGTTTGGCAGCATTGCTGGCCCTGGCAGTGCTATTACATTAAACGGTTCTGCGCTACTCAGTGAAGCAAAAGAAGAACTAGCAGCCTTGGACAAAGAGCTCGAAACATATATCGCAGGCGGAACTGGATACAGCTTTGTAATTGGTTAAGAAATAATTTGCTCTTGTAATAAAACTGTTATATACTAACAACAATATTAGGGGGCTCTATGATTATAGGCGTATGCGGTTTTATTGGTTCGGGCAAGGATACTATTGCCGATTACCTCACTAACTTCCATGGATTTAGAAGAGAAAGTTTTGCAAATACTTTGAAAGATGCAGTTGCACAAGTATTTGGTTGGGACAGAACAATGCTAGAAGGGCGCACTAAGCAAGCCCGTGAATGGCGAGAGCAAGTTGATCCGTGGTGGGCAGAACGCTTAAACATGCCAGAATTAACTCCTAGACTAGTGCTACAACTATGGGGTACAGAAGTATGCCGCAAAGGCTTCCATGATGACATTTGGATTGCCAGCTTAGAAAACAAGCTACGCACTAGCACAGACGATGTTGTTATTAGTGACTGTCGTTTTCCCAACGAAATTAAATCAATTAAAAATGCAGGTGGTATTGTTATCCGTGTTAAACGCGGTGACGAGCCTGAATGGTACAAGGATGCTGCCGATATGAATGCCGGCGATCGTTGTTTAAATTACGCATTAGCTAAAAGTAGAATGTCTAAGCTAGGAATTCATGCTAGTGAAACAGCATGGGTAGGAACCAAGTTTGATGCAGTGCTAACTAACGATGGCACTATTGACGAGCTAATGGCTAAGATTAAAGATCTGGTACAAGATCCCCTTGCTTCCAGCGAACCCCTTCCTTATGAAGAATCCGTTGGCAGTTAGAGCAAACACTTTTTAAGTTAGCGTGGCGGCAGTTGTTTAAATTGCCGTCTACATGAAACACATTAAACACCTCCTTGTGTGGACTTTTAAATCCGCACTTGTCGCAGGTGTTTTTCATTTTGTATCCTGACTTTTCCCACCTAGCGGTTTTAACACCTCTAGCACACGGCCCACACTGACTCCTATAAAAAGGTTTACCTTCTTTGTAGTAGTTGATAGCAACAGGGTGCTTTCCGCAGTCACATAATGGTCTCATATAATATTTAAGCCTTTTTGCTGCCTTTTCGTGCGGCTATTACAGGTGCTTATCGCCAAAAACCTATAAATACAATTAGAACATGTATTCATGGAGATTAATAATATGGCTCAACTAAGTTCACCAGGCGTAAGCGTATCAGTTATAGATGAAAGTTTCTATACACCCGCTGCCCCAGGTACGACTCCTTTAATTATTGTTGCAACCGCCCAAGATAAATCAAACGGCGCAGGCACAGGAACAGCGGCAGGTACACTTCAAGCAAACGCTGGTCAAGTATATTTGTTGACAAGTCAGAAAGATTTGTCGGATACTTTTGGTACTCCTGTTTTCAAGACTGATGCAAACAATAACCCAGTTCACGCAGGTGAACAAAACGAATTTGGTCTACAGGCAGCTTACAGCTACCTAGGTGTGAGCAATCGCGCTTATGTTGTTCGTGCTGATGTCGACCTAACAGAATTAGACGCAAGTCCAGATGCACCAGCAGGTTTACCTAACAATGGTACTTACTGGTTAGATACTGCAAACACATCGTTTGGTCTGTTTGAGTGGAATTCTGCAACAGAAGATGTTACAGGTGGCCAATCATTTGCAGTTAAGTATCCGTTAGTTATCACTGACTCTGCTAAAGTAACAGGTGGCGCACCAACACAAAGTATTGGTTCAATCGGTGACTACGCAGTAGTTGCATTGCCAGATGTTGATTTGATTAAAGTATGGTACAAGAAAGCATTAACTGACACAGCCGCAGGTACATGGGTTGAAGTTGGTTCAGCAGCTTGGGCTAAGAGTCGTCCAACAGTAGTTGGTACAAACACTGTTGCTGATGATAGTCTTAACATTGCGCATAGTTTAGAATTAAACGGTATCATCTTCACAGGTCACACTAGCCTAGGAACTTTAGTAACAGACATTAATACTGGTGCTGAAACAGGTGATGCAGGTCAAGGCGATGAAGTTACTAAGATTGCTGGTATTACTGCCGCTGCAATCAATGGCAAGTTAGAATTGTATTCAACAGGCGTTAGCATTGAAGTTGCAGGCGATGCAGGATTATTAACTAGTTTAGGCATTGCTGCCGGATTATATTTTGCTCCTTCGTTGGCAATTGCTCCGCACTATCAAGTTCCTACATTCAAGCGTACTGACAATCCTTCGTCAGAAATTGGTCGCCCAACAGGTTCTGTATGGGTTAAGACAACTGATCCAAATGCAGGCGCTCGTTGGAGAGTTAAGCGTTACAACGATGCAACTCAAGCGTTTGTTGAATTAACAAGCCCGTTATACGCAAACAACCAGTCTGCACTAGCAGGTATCGACGCAACAGGCGGTGGTATCAACTTAGCAGTTGGTACAACTTATGTAAAATATAACGATGCTAGCAGTAGCCCTGCACTTGCAAACTTTAAAGTTTATGCAAGAAGCGGTGTTGGCGCAACTGTTGTAAACACTAAGACAATTAGCAATCAGTTTACCGCAGGCGCTGTATCATTTACTATTGCAGAAAGCCTAGTAGGTTCAGCTTCTTTAGCTACTCCTGTTACTGTGTCTTTCACAGCAGGCGGCACAGTTGCTGATGCAGCATTATTAGCGGCAGCAATTAACAATCCACAAGCTGGCCAATTTACAAACATCACAGCAGAAGCGGCTAGTGGCGTTGTAACAATCACACATAAAACTGGTGGAGATTTCTTAATTGCTAGCATGAGTGGCTTTACAAACACAGTATTTCCTGTAGATGTAACTGGTTCAAGAATTACAGTTGATCCTGCTGATTCAGGCAACGCAACTAAGGCACTTGCATCACTATGGGAACCAGCAATTGACTATAATGCAGATTATACTCAAGGCCCTGATCAACCAACAACTACAACTGCTGACGGCAAACTATGGTACAACAGCATCGTTGATGAAGTTGATATTTTAGTACACGACGGTAGCAATTGGGTAGGTTATGCAAACTACACTCAGAACTTAGGTGGTGGTGGTACTACTGACGCAAACGGTCCAATCGTTAGCGCAACAAAGCCTACTAAGCAAAGTGATGGTTCAACTGCATTAGCCAATGGCGATCTTTGGATCGACACTAGCGATATTGAAAACTATCCTACAATTTACAAATTCAACTATGCACTACAAAAGTGGGCACTAGTTGATAAAGCTGATCAATCAACAGAAAGCGGTATTTTATTCCGTGACGCTCGTGCAGGCACTAGCGGCGGTACAGCGACTGTTGCACCAGCAGGCACAATTCAAGAATTGCTATCAAGCGATTTCTTAGACTTTGATGCTCCGGATCCTGCACTATATCCAAAAGGTATGTTGCTATGGAACTTACGCCGTAGCGGATTCAATGTAAAACGCTTTGTAAGAGATTATGTAGATGTTACTGCTGACAACCTTCGTCAAGACGGTGAGTCAATGGGCGCATACTATCCAAATCGTTGGTTGTCAGAGGCAGCTAACGAGGAAGACGGTTCAGGTACATTTGGCCGTAAAGCACAGCGTAAAGTTGTTGTTCAAGCATTGCAAGCTCTTGTAAATGCTAACCAACAAATCCGTGACGAAGAAAGTCGTGTGTTTAACTTGATTGCTTGCCCAGGATATTCTGAGCTAGTAGGCGAAATGGTTAGCTTGAACTACGATCGTGGATTAACAGCGTTCGTTGTAGCTGATACACCAGCTCGTTTAACACCAGATGCTACATCATTAAGTAACTGGGGTAACAACCAGAACGGCGCATTGGAAGACAATGACAAGGGTCTAGTAAGCAGTGATGAATACTTGGGCTTCTTCTATCCATGGGGTTACACAAGTGACAACATTGGTAATAACATTGCTGTTCCACCAAGCCACATGATTCTACGCACTATTGCGTTGAACGACCAAGTAGCTTATCCATGGTTTGCACCAGCAGGCACACGCCGCGGCGGTATTACTAACGCTACAGCAGTTGGATACATTACAGGCGAAGGCGAGTTCCAGTCAGTTGCACTAAACAACGGACAGCGTGACACCCTAGCAAGTATTAAAGTTAACCCAATTACATTCATTACTGGTACAGGTCTAGTTAACTACGGTCAGTACACTCGTGCTAAGAACGCAAGTGCATTGGATCGTATTAATGTGGCTCGTTTAGTAATTTACTTGCGTAGACAGTTTGCACAGTTGGCTAAACCGTATGTGTTTGAACCTAACGATAAAATCACTCGTGATGAAATCAAAGGTGCCGCAGAAAGTTTACTACTAGAATTAGTAGGTCAACGAGCACTATACGACTATCTAGTTGTGTGTGATGAATCAAACAACAC